TATTCCGGCTGGCGTCCGGCACAGGCGAAGGGGCCGGACTATGGCAACCGGCCCGGCTTTGCCAGCTTCGCGCAACTGGACCTTCTCCGCACGCTCTGGCGGGAATGGACGCGCGGCGAAGGGACGGACGAGGGCTTGAACCCGGTCGAAGCAGGCTTCGACCCGGTTGAACCGGACCTTCAAGGTGACGCATCCGCGCGCGCCTCGGCGAAGGATGCACAGAAGGCCATCGGGGCCTTGCGCCGGATGAAGGCGCGCCCGCCGCGCGCCGCCTGACAGGCGGGCAGGCATCGAAGGGGGCGGCGCGGGCATGCGCCGCCCCTTTTGCATGAAACCGCGCCAGAGGGCCGCACAGGCCCGTTTCCGGGCCTTGGGCCACCTGCCCCCATGAAAACCCCGCGCCCCCTTTAAAATCGCCGGAAACCCCGTTTAACGGGCGCGTTGCGGGCGGGGCTTGGCAGGCGGCGCGCGATGGGGCATCCTTGGGCCGGGCCGTGTACCCCGATGGGCAAGGGGATTCACCGGAATACGGGAATTGATGTTGGTTCGAGTCCAACCCGGCCCGTCTGCCCCCACCATCCTTGCGGGCTTGCCTGCAACCCGGCACCGGGTCTATCCTGCCCCTTGTCCCGTCCTGTCCCGAGCGCCCCGCGCGCCTGGACGGAACGGCACGGCCTTCCCGTGCCCGGTTTGGTCCGGAAGACGCATCTAGCGTTCAAGCGGGGGGCCGTGCCTGCCCGCCCCTTGCCAGCCCGGCCCGCCTTCGGCATCGGGAAATCCCCGCACACCGCCCTGCATATTTCCGCGTTTCCCCGTCGGATCGACCGATTCGGTCGCGTCGGATCGACCGATCCGACGTTGATACCCCTTTTTCCAGACTTCGCCGGGCTGCACTGCCAGCCCGGACAAACCGGGAAAAGGACCGCGCCGATGATCATCAACGCCCACAATCTGGAACTGGCCTACAAGGGGTTCCAGACGGTTTACAACGAGGCGAAACTTGCCGCCCCGTCGCATGCGATGGAAATCGCCATGGCGGTTCCGAGTTCGGCCCGTGACGAAACCTATGGGTGGCTGGGCGCGTTCCCGCAACTGCGCGAATGGGTCGGGCCGCGCCATGTGAAGGGCCTCAAGGCGCACGGGTTCACCATCGTGAACCGCAAGTTCGAAAGCACCGTGTCGGTTTTGCGACCTCGGCGGTGCGCAGGTCGATGCGAGTGGTCTCGGACCAGAGCCGCGCATCGCCGAAGTCGGTGACGGTATCGGCACGCCGGGCGACCACGCGCACCAGGACCGGCGCGCCACCGTCGGCGATGTAGACCGCGTCCCGGCCGATGTTCGGATCGGCGAAGAACGCGCCGACGGCGGCAGCGAAGGCGCTCATCAGAACGCGCCGTTCAGCCGCACCCGGCCGACCACGTCGCCCGCGCCGCCCGCCACGACCTCGGTCGCCACGCCGATCAGCGTGTTCGATGTGGTGACCTTGGTGGTCTGCCGGGCAGTATTGTCCCAGTAGATGCGGTCGCCGACCGCCCATGCCTGGGAGCCGAGCTTCTTCAGCTCGTAGACGCCGACGAGCGCGGCCTCGACCGCCTCGCCGAGGGCAGCGGTGCCTGTTGCCACGCCGAAGATGTAGCCGACGAGCAGGCCATCGCCAGAGGCGACAGCATAGGGCGCGGTCAGGGTGATGGTATTGCCGGGCTGGACGTAGGTTTTCATGGGGATTTCCCCCTGGATCGTGGTTGCATGGAGTACGAATTTTTCCTACTTTTGTGGCGGGAGGATCGGACATGGCCGGCAAGATCAGCATTTCCATCACCGACGAGCACGCAGCCCTCTTGCAGGAAGCGGTGGGCAGCGGGGCCTATGCCTCGTCGAGCGAGGTGGTCCGCGAGGCGCTACGCGAGTGGCGGGCGCGTCGGGTCGTGGGTGACCTCTGGGATGCCGGGATCGCCAGCGGCCGCGCCGAGCCGGGCACGACCATGGCCGACATCAAGCGCGAGGCGCGCAGCCGCCGCAGCCTCTCCTGACCCTTCATGCCGCAAGTGTTCTTCACGCGGGCGGCCCGCGACGACCTGATCGACATCTGGACGCATATCGCCGAGGACGATCCGGCCGCCGCAGACCGCGTTCTCGACCGGCTCGATGAGGTCGCCAGCCACCTCGCATACAACCCGCAGATTGGCCCCGCCCGGGACGATATCCGCCCCGGGCTGCGCTATCTGGTCAGCGGGTCCTACCTGCTGCTGTACCGGATCGACGGTGACGACATCGAGATCGTCCGCGCCGTTCATGGGCGGCGCGACCTCTACGGCTTGTTCTGACCTTACGCGCCCGGGTTCTTGTAGAGGCCGCGCCTATCGATGGCCTTGGCGCCGAAGTCGAGGCGGCACTTGATCTCGACGCCGTCGACGTCGAAGCCGTTGCGGGTTTCGATGTAGGCGCCCTGCTGGCCTTCGAGATAGGCGTACTCGATGGTGTCGATCTGGTTGGGCGAGGCCGCGAGATACCAGGCGGTGGCGCTAGCGGCATCGAGGCGCGGTTCGCTGATGGGCGAAAGGGTGCGGATCGACTGCGGCACCACCTTGCCGCAGCGCCATCTCCGCCGCCCACAGGGAAGGCAACCCTTTATGCGCGCAGCCGCGCCGGGGCACCGTGGATCGATGTAATGCGCCCTTCCGGCCGGGACTTCCCCCTGCAGCCGCATTTCGGGGTGAACCGCATCGCCAACTGGTCGCCGTCGGTCAGCACCACGATCACGACCGAAGGCTTGCCGATCACCTCGGTCGGCACCGTTTCACCCCCGACGCTGGCTGCGACGATCTTGCCACCTATCCCCGGATCGCCGCGCGCATCGCGGAACTGCGGGCCGAGAACGCCGGGGGAAAGCCTGTTGATTTGTGAAGATGTGCCCATCCACCTCGACATCCGCCGCCTGTCGCTGGCCGGGATGTCGGGGCTGTGGGTCGACACCACGCTGGTACGGATCACGACCACACCCTGCCGAGATTCACGGTCTTGGTGAGGCCGGTGGTCGTCGCCCCGGTGCCCATGCCGTAGGTCGCGGTGCCAGTCGCCGTGCCAATGGTCGCGGTTGCCCCCGAGACCGTGACGGTGCCTGAGGCCGTCAGCGTGCCCGAGAAGGTCTTGTTGCCGGTGAAGGTCTGAGTGCCCGCGAGGATCGCCAGTTCCGAGGAGGTGTTTGGCAGCGTGTAGCTGCGGGTCGTGCCGGTGGAGATGCCCGAAAGCGAGAAGACCGCTTTTTTCGTGGGATCGGCATCGTTGATCAGGCTGAAGACGGCGTCAGAGATGTCGCTCGGCTCGCCCACCACCTCCCAGGCAGCGCCGGTCCAGACGAGCAGCACGGCCTCGTCCTCGACCCATGTCCGCCAGCCGATGCGCGGCGGCAGGCGCAACCAGGTACCATCGGTCCAGAGCGCGATGTTCAGATCCCAGCCTGCCCAGTCGCCGGTCGCGCCGGAAGCGACGATATAGCGGTCGCCATCGGCGGGGCTGTTGGGCGGTGCAGTCAAGTCCCGGTCGAGGACGGAGAGTTGGACGAGTCCGTCCAGGATACGCAGCGCCTCGTTGTGGGTGACGTGCTTCTGGGCCTGCGCCGCGAGGATGTATGGCAGCAGCAGATGGGTCGTGGCGTCGGACAGCATTTCCTTTGCGCCAGGCGTCAGCCGCTTCTCTGCATGAGAAGACAGCGCGGCATGGCCACATCTCGACGCTTCACCTTTGGCCGGCGCGGCGACCTCTTGCAGCGTCTCGCGCAGCGATCGCCGCAGCACTTCTTCCGGACCCTAACGACGACGAGGCACGCAGAACCCTCGTGCGGCGGCTTGGCGGATCACTGAAGCTTAAGAAGCAGACAAAAGCCGAAGCGGGCAAGAAGGTCGACTCGACAAAGGTCGAGGGCGATGGCGGTGTTCTCTGGTGGGGTCAGGAGAGCGTGCTGTGGCGGGGTCATGAAGATGGAAGATTTACGATACGAGGGACAAGCCGGTCGCTTGGGGGCGGTCCTAACAGCAGTTGCTGTTGACGGTCCGGCTGGCAAAGAATTCCGGCGTCCAACGGAGCATGAACTACGCACCGCGGTCATCGAGCCTGCTGATCTGGCCGCAGCATATGCAGACGTTCCATTTGGCCTCCCTACTGAACCTACGCCGAAGTCAGGTGGGGGAGCGTCACGCGCATTCTCAGTTGGTGGCTACGGGATGACACGCTGGTGCGATCTTTTTACGGATCGACAGCTCTTGGCTCTTGGCTGCCTCGTCAGGCTCATCCGATCATTGCCGAAGACGCTTGAATGGCCTGCTGGCCTGCTGCCGGTTTCGTGGACAGCGGGTTAAGCTAGCACAGCGCGGGCCTCGAACTCCATGGGGCTGAGGTAACCCAGTTTCGAATGCCGCCGGCGCGGATTGTAGAAGCGCTCGATGTAGTCGAACACGTCGGCGCGCGCCTCGTCGCGGGTGCGGTAGACTTTGCGGGCTGTGCGTTCGGTCTTCAACGACGAGAAGAAGCTCTCCATCGCAGAATTGTTCCAGACGTTGCCTGCCCGGCTCATGGAGCAAGTAATGCCGTTGTCGGCCAGAAGCCGTTGGAACTGCTCGCTTGCCGGCAGACAGCACAGAGCGTTCCACGCGGATGCCAGAGCCGCCGCCGGTCCTCGGCCGTGATTGGGGTGATTGAGGTCATGGGTCATGCCGCCCTCCGTTCGGGCCGGGCGGCCGTGTCGATCAGCTGCCGGATAGCGCGCTTGTTGAAGCCGAAGGTCATCAGCGCGGAGGCGCGGTAGCGCGTCAGGCCGAAGTCATGGCGGCACTCGGGCGGCAGGTACTGCAGCTGCTTTTCCGTCGGCGGCTGGCGCAGCCAGCCCCTCGTCTTGAAAGCGCTCTCGTCGGTCTCGTGGGTGTTCAGCCAGTCGTCGGCCTGTGCGAGGCAGACGGTGCGCTCGCCCACGCCCAGCAGATGCGGGCGCTCGCCCTTCGCCCCGCCGATGGCGTACCAGACCCCGTCCAGCCAGAAGATGCCGCCCCAGGCCGTGAAGCCCGTGGCCATCAGCGCGTCGTCCGTGCCGTAGAGGTCGACCCATGCGAAGCTGGACCGCTTCAGCAGGTCGATTTCCGTCATCATGAAGCCCGACAGCGGCGCAGCACCGCCACCTTCACCGGCCTCTTCGTCCTCCCGCGGGAACGCCTCGCCGCAGAGCGGGCATTCGGTGGCGGCCAGCGGGATCTCCGCCTCGCAGGCAGGACAGGTCTTCGTCGGCGCCTCTCCAGCTTCGGTCTTGCCGTCGAGATCGACGTCCTGCTCCAGCGTGCCGTGGATCAGGCTGGAGGTGCCGAAATCCAGCACGACGCAGTCGGTCTTGACGATGCCGGGATGTTCCTCGGGATCGACGGTGCGCAGACCGCGCCCGACCATCTGGATCATGGTGGACTTGTAGGAGCTGGGGCGCAGCAGCACGACGCACGAGGTGGGCGGGTGGTCCCAGCCCTCGGTCAGCACCGCCACGTTTACCACAACGCGGATGTCGCCCGCCGCGTAGTCGGCAAGGATCGCCTTGCGGGTTTCGGCCGCAAGATCGCCATGGATCAGCGCGGCGGAGACGCCTGCTGCCCTGAAGGCGTCGGTGACGTGTTCGGCGTGCGCGACGGTGGAGCAGAACACCACGGTCTGCCGGTCGCCCGCCTTTTCCTTCCAGTGCCGGATCACCTCGTCGGTGACGGGCGCGCGGTCCATGATGCCCGCCACCTCCGCCATGTCGAAATCCGACATGGTCTTGCGGACGGACCGCAATTCGTCCTGCACACCGACATCGATGACGAAGGTGCGCGGCGGCACAAGATGGCCCGAGGCGATCAGTTCGCCCAGCCGAACTTGGTCGGCGACATTGTCGAAAACCTCGCGCAGACCCTTCCTGTCGCCCCGGTTCGGGGTGGCCGTGACCCCGAAGATGCGGGCGTCGGGATTGGCCTCGCGCACCCGGTCGATGATGCGGCGGTAGCTGTCGGCGACGGCGTGGTGCGCCTCATCCACGACCAGCAGGTCGAGACGCGGCATGTCGGCGAGGTTAGAGGCCCGCGCCAGCGTCGGCACCATGGCGAAGGCGACCTGGCCACCCCAGGACTTCTCCGTGGCGTCGATCACCGATGTGGCGACGCCTGGCACCACGCGCTGGAACTTTGCGCGGTTCTGCGCGGTCAGTTCGTCGCGATGGGCCAGCACGCAAGCCTTGGCGCCGTCGCCGATCATCTCGCCGGTGACCGCCGACAGCATGATGGTCTTGCCAGCACCCGTGGGCGCCACGCCCAGCGTGTTGCCGCGGGAGGCGAGCGCAGCCACGCTGCGCTCGACGAAGGTCTTCTGGCGGGGGCGCAGGCGCATGGCCGGTCTCCCCCTTACTGCGCCCAGCTCGGCCGACCGGCGGCGCCGGGGGCGGACGCGGGCTGGCTGGGCTGGGTGGCCGTGGTGGGCTGCTGCGGGGTCTGGCCCTGCGCCGGGGCGGCGGAGACCTGCGGCGCGACCGTGCCCATCAGTGCGGCGTAGTCGCGATGGTCGGGGGTTACGGCAGCGCGGATCTCGTTCTTGTCCTCGCCGTTGGTGTCGGTGCCGATGTCGATGCGGGCGACGAACTCGACGCCGTCGAGATCGCCGAAGCCGTTGATCCGGCGGCGCGCCTGCGCCTCGGGCGAGTTGTCCTTGTCCGACACGCCGCGCGCCGAGTTGAGGATGCCGCGGATCTGGCCGCGCCCCATGTTCGCCCAGTCCGGGCCCTTCGGGCTGTAGAGACCGATCAGCGACCAGATCTTGCGGCGCGCATAGGGCCCTTCGAGCACCGTGTATTCGGCGTCGAGATAGACGGCGCCGGTGGCGGCGCGGCGCGCCCAGCCTCCGGTCCAGCCCTGCGAGGGGTCGTCGAAGCCGCCGGGGCGGAGCGTCAGGCGCACCTTGGCGAGCGTGCCCTTCGGGATGACGTTGGTGTTGGATTGGGCGGAGTTGAAGTCGTTCCAGGGTCCGGACATTGCGCGGCTCCTTTCAGTTGGAGGGTGGGACGCGCAGCGGCGTCAGAAGGGGAAAGCCACCCCGGCGACCGGATCGGGACACCGGGCGTGGCGAGAGGCGCTCAGCCATGGCCGGGCTCCTCAGCGGGCGCGGGATCGGCCGGGGTCACCGGCGGCCAGGTCAGGCGTTCGGAGGCCGGCGCCGCGGGGCGCTGGATCTTCTCCATCAGCCGGCCGAGATGCGGGGCCTCGACCCTGTCGAGGCGGCCCGAGCGGTCCTTGGCCGGAAAGCCCCAGGGGTTCAGCGTCTGGCAGACGAAGGCGCGCTGCGGCTGGCCGCCCGGGTCCGGGATGTCGGCCATGGTGATGACCTGATCGACGATCCCCGGCAGTTCCAGACCGGTCTTCGAGCCGTCGATCTGGGGCTGGAAGACCTTGCGGTTGAAGTCGTCGAGCCGCTCGTCGAGGATGCCCACGAACCAGACGTGCTTTCCGCGCGTGTGCTGCAGGTGGGTCAGCCAGCCGATCATCTCGCGGCCGTGCAGCCCGTAGGCGCCGCGGATGTCGGGCTTTCCGGTCTTCTCCGAGAACGCCTCGGGCTGGCCGCGACACCACTGGAAGCAGAGCCGCCCGGCCACGGTGATCGAGTCGATGAAGACGGTCTCGTATTTCCCGGTCACCGCGGGATCGCCGTATCGGCCGCAGACCTCGTCGAAATGCGCCTGGCTGTAGGGTTGGTCCTCGCGCAGCGCCGGGTTCGGCCCGCCGATGAACACCGCGAAATCGCGGCATTCCTTCCAGGTGCGGGGCCGGAGCGTGTCGATCTCCAGCCCCTCGACCGCCAGATCGCCAGCCTCGAGATCGAGGAAGAGCGTGGTCGAGGCATTCAGCGTCCAGAGCAGGCTGGTCTTGCCGATGCCGGACCGCCCGAAGATGACGCCCTTGATCCCCTTGCGCTGCGCGAGCCGTTCGTCGGCGCCGATGATGGGAAGGGCCATCACTGGCCCTCCTTCTTGATCACCGCCGTGGCGGCGCGGTCGGCGCCGATGCACCCCGCCTCGCGGGCGATCTTGTAGAGCCGCTTCAGCGCGTCGGCGCGGCGGTAAGCGGCCGTGCTCTCACGCTCCGCCTCCACGATCGCGAAGGCGATCTCGTCGACGGTCGCCTCGACGACCGGTAACGGCTCGCGCTGCGCGTCGCCGGGGCGCTGCGGGAAGGCGATGGTTTCGGGGAGGTCTTCAAGGGCGTAGCTCGCCTTGCGAAGACGCGTGATGGCGTCCGGCTGGTCCGGCATGGCGGTTCTCCGTGGGATGAAGTGATCGAGGAGGCGCATCACGCGGCCTCGCGGACGTCGGGCGCGGGCTCGGCGACATAGATCGCCAAGAGCGGCGTCCCGTCGGCGTGGGCGCCGGCGTCCTCGATCTGATAGTTGCGGTTGGGCTCGCAGACCTCGGTCAGCTCCCAGCGGCGATAGAGCCCCGGAAGACGCCTGAAATCCTCGAGCGACAGATCGGCAGTGCGGTTCATGCGTGTCTGCTTTCGGTTGGAGGGAAGGCGCTCGGGGCGCTCGAATGGGAAAAGCCACCGGCGGGACCGGATCGGGACATCGGTTCAGGGGATTTCCTGGAGGGCGTCGTTCAGCCGGCGCATCGCGCGCTGGTACCGCTTGCGGGCGGCAGCCTCGGTCAGGCCTAGCTCGACCGCGACTTCCGCCTGCGAGAAGCCTTCGATCGCCACGCGGATCACCAGCAGGGCGTCATCGCCGAGCAGCTTCCGCACGGCGCCGTTCAGCCGTGCATACCCGGCCGCGCCGATCCCGCTGTCTCCGCTGTCCGCCACCTCGTCGGGGTCGGCGCCGCTGGCGAGACGGTCGCGTGCCTGGACCTGCTGGCCGACGAGGTCGGCGGCACCCTGACACGCAAGAGCCAGATCGCCGATCCTCGCAATCCCGTGGTCGGCACGAGGCTGATCCGCGAATGGAACGGGATCGAGCACACGATCACCGTCTTGCGCGACGGATTCGAGTGGCAAGGCCGCCCCTACAAATCGTTGTCCGCGATTGCGCGGGCGATCACCGGGACGCGCTGGAATGGCTACCGCTTTTTCGGGTTACGCGAACGAAAGCGGGGAAATGATTGATGGATCAGCGCGCAAATCCCGTCCGCCGCCAGCGCTGCGCCATCTACACGCGCAAATCCTCCGAGGAAGGGCTGGAGCAGGAGTTCAACAGCCTGCACGCACAACGAGAGGCCTGCGAGGCCTACATTGCCAGCCAGCGTTCTGAGGGCTGGGTGCTGGTCCGGGATCAGTATGACGACGGCGGGATCTCGGGCGGGACGCTGGAACGGCCCGGTCTCAAGCAGCTTCTGGCCGACATCGAGGACGGCCTGATCGATGTGGTGGTCGTCTACAAGATCGACCGCCTGTCACGGTCGCTGATGGACTTCTCGAAGCTGGTCGAGGTCTTCGACCGCAACGGCGTGACCTTCGTCTCGGTCACGCAGTCCTTCAACACCACCACGTCCATGGGGCGGCTGACGCTGAACATCCTGCTCAGCTTCGCTCAGTTCGAGCGCGAGGTCACAGCCGAGCGCATCCGCGACAAAGTCCGCGCCTCTCGCATGAAGGGCATGTGGATGGGCGGCTACGTCCCGCTCGGGTACGATGTGAAGGACCGCAAGCTCGTGGTGAATGAAGACGAGGCTGCCACCGTGCGGGGCATCTTCGAGAGGTTCGTCGAGGTCGGATCACCGACCGTGCTGGCCCGCGAACTGCGCCGCAAAGGGCTCCGCAACAAGCAGGGCACGTTGGTCGACAAGGGATATCTCTACAGGGTGCTGATGAACCGCGTCTATCGCGGCGACGCCGTCCACAAGGGCAAGGCCTATCCCGGCGAGCATCAGGCCATCATCGACCAGAAGCTGTGGGATCAGGTCCATGCCATCTTGCGGGAGAGCCCCCGCAAGCGCGCCAACAATACCCGGGCGCAGGCGCCTGCGTTGCTGAAGGGCCTTATCTTTACGGCCACGGGCGCGGCCATGACCCCGAGCAGCACGAAGAAGGGCGCGCGGCGATACCGGTACTACGTCTCGATGGACGTCATCAAGAATCGCGAACCCAGCGATGAGGGCATCCCGCGCCGCCTTCCCGCCGACCTCGTGGAAGCGGCCGTGGTGACCGAGTTGCGGCGGGTGATGCGCGCGCCCTCGATCACGGCGCAGGTCATTGCCCACTTGGCGCGCGAGGGCCACGCCTTCGCCGAGGCCGACGTGATCTCCGCGCTGCAGACGTTCGAGGACGTCTGGGGTCAGCTGTTCCCTGCGGAGCAGACCCGGATCGTGCAGTTGCTGGTGCGCCGGGTCACCGTGACGTCCGAGGGGCTGGTCATCGATGTCCGGACCGACGGCGTCTCGGGCGTCATGCGCGACATGATGGCGCCACGAAAGAAGGTGGCGGCGGAATGATGAAACCCGACGAGTCCCTCCAGATCTTCGTACCGCTCAAGGTCCGCAAGCAGAACGGGCGGCCGAAGATCATGCCGCCCGCAACCTATCTGCCCAGTGAAGACCGGACGCAGGATCCGCATATCCTGCGCGCCATCGGCCGGGCGTGGGGCTGGCGGCGGCGCATGGAATCTGGCGAGTTCAACACGGTCACCGATTTGGCGAAGGCCGTGGGGCTGGCCGAACGCCATGTCAGCCGACAGCTGCGGCTCGCCTATCTCGCGCCGGGAGTCCTCAAGCGCCTGGTCTACAAGCGCGAGGTGCCCGCCGTGACCCTGTTGAAACTGACCGACGTCGCGGCCCTGCCGTGGCACGAACAGCCGGAGGGGGTGTTCGACTGAGGCTCAGTGAAAGCTCGCCTGAAACGTCGTCGCGGTGAGCGAGACATGCGCGTCCAGCGGCGGGTGCAGCTCGAACGCCTTCGGCTCGCGAGAGAAATTCCAGAGCCGGAACAGGCACCATTCCGACCTGCGCTCCTCGGCCACGGCCAGTTCGTTGCGGGTGATGTGGAAGGGCGTGCGCTCCCATCCGTTCGTCGTCTTGACCTCGATCAGCCGGGGGAGCCCGTCCGGGGCGAAACTCGCGATGTCGTAGCCCGCCCCGTCGCCATCCTCCTCCGACACCCAGCGGACCTTGCGCGCCAGATCGTCCCGTCCTGCCGAGCGCAGAGACGCCCGTTCATGCGCCAGCACGCGCTCCTCGCCCGCGCGGCCGAGCGCCCGGTTGCGCTCGTCTCGGCCCGCCACGTCGAACTTGCGGGCGATGTGCAGCATCTGGTCCAGCTCCTGCGGCGGCGGCTGGTTCGACAGTGTCGGCGGCGGTCCGATCCAGATCTGCGCCGCCTCGCGCAGGCCAGCGGCGGGTTGCAGCCCCGGGTGCCGCCCGAGCCAGGCCGGGTTCAGCGCCAGCCACCGCGCCACGGCATCCACCAGGGTCATCTGGAAGTTGAACGCGGGCTTGTAGCCGGGGATCCAGTCCTCGCCGAGCCCCTTCAGCACCGCGCTGATGTTCTGGTGTTTGAACTCGACAGACCCCTCGGACCGGTCGTTCAGCAGCGGCAGCAACGCGCGACGGTGTTCGGCCTTGCTGTAGCGGCGCCCGGTGATGTCATCGGCCAGCATCGCGAAGTAATCCGCGACGATCAGGTCGTTCTCTTCATCTGTCCAGGGCCCGTTCGACAT